CGCTTCTGCGCTTTAAAGAAAGGCATCGATCGGGTGCCGCACCATCTCCGGTGCCAGATGGCATTGTTTCATTGTTTCAATGGCATTGTTAATGCCAAAAGCCAAACTTTTGGGTAGCAGGCGACGTTAGGCGCGTCTATATAAATGAGCATTGGTGCGGGTTTCGTGACGCCATGGGTCGTGTGGCGTCGCCTACAGGTTTGCCGTACCTGTGCCGTACGGCAGGGGAGCGTCAATGGCGAGGAAGATTCGGCACGCACGTTTGGGCTCGCGGTCGGTTCGGGTCACGTTGCGGGTGCGTCGTGAGCCCTACTGGGCGGAGATGGCTCCAGGCTGTCATGTGGGCTACCGGCGCTTGTCGACTGGGGGGACGTGGATCGGTCGGTGGCGCAATCCGGAGGATGGGCAACGCCGTTACGAGGCGTTGGGGGCCGCGGATGACCATGTTGATGCCGATGGTCGCCGCATACTCGGTTTTGCGCAGGCGCAGACGAAGGCGCGCAATTTCTTCAAACGCATGGAGCGGGAGGCGGCTGGGGACTTTCAGCCGGGTGATGCGCCGTTCACGGTTGCGGTGGCGCTGGAGAATTATTTCAAAGATCGTGAGGAGCGGGGTCACAAGTCGGTTGATGGTGATCGGACGAAGGCCGGTACTTTGATCGTGCCGCAGCTAGGCTCGGTGGTCGTTGCCAAGCTGACGAAGGGAAAGCTTGAGCAGTGGCTCAAAGAGTTGGCTGCCACACCGCCGCGTGTGCGCAGCAGTGCAAAGGCGAAGGAGCCACGGTTTAGGGCAATCACGGACCCTCGTGCTCGCATGGCGACGGCCAATCGCACGCTGGCAGTTCTGAAAGCAGCCCTCAATAAGGCTCATGTCGATGGTCGGGTGCCGCATGATGATGCTTGGCGCTTGATCAGGCCGTTCAGGGCTGCAGCAGCTGCTCGGGTGCGCATTCTGACCGACGATGAGGCGCGCCGGTTCTTGAATGCGTGCCGGGGGGACTTTCGTCAATTGGCGACCGCGGCGATTCTGACCGGTTGTCGTTATAGTGAGTTGGGCCGGCTGGTTGCTGAGGATTTCAAGGCAGATGTGGGTAGATTGCACATTCGGATCTCAAAGAGTGGTCATGAACGCCATGTGGTTCTGACGAGAGAGGCGCAAGCATATTTTGCTCAGCTGACGCGCGGCCGCTCTGGCGATGATCTGATTCTGAGGCGCGAAGGTGGAAAGCCGTGGGATAGGTCGCATCAGGTAGCTCCCATGCGGGAGGCGTGTGAAGCGGCGATGATTAAACCGCTGGGATTTCATCAATTACGACATTTGCATGCGTCGCGGCTAATCATGGGCGGCGCGCATCCCGTCGTTGTGGCGCAGCAATTGGGTCACCGGTCGATTGCCATGGTGGAGCGACATTATGGTCACCTGATCGAAGGGCATGTCAGCGGCACGATACGTAACGCGTTTGCTCCGCTGGGAGTTGTTGACGCCGATAACATCGTGGATCTCAAGCAGAAGGTATAGGGTTCACGATATCATTCGTGTTGTGGCAGCGTAGGGGCTTTCTGCGGGGGGACAATTTATGTCCAAGCTTCGGGCTACGAATCCGAAAGAGGGTGCGCGTAATGCCGCGCTGAAGGTTCTTGCCCGGTTTGAAGCTTCTGGGCCTATGTCGCCAGCGGATCGTGGTTTGGTTGTTCGTTTCCGGTCCGACGACTATGGGGATCATCTTGGTTCAGCTTGGTTGAAATTTGAGAAGGTGATGCTACGCCCAGAGGATGGGTATGTACTGTTCGCGGATATATTCGCGGTGTGGCACCATGCAATGGAGGCGTCATCAATTCCTGTGGCATATGCGGGGCGGCTGAAAGATTTTGTACGTGCCAAATCCTGCACTGACTATTTGATTGCATTAAATCAATCAGGATGTTTTGAGGCGGAAGGTTCCGACACTATTGAGAAACTTGATCAAGCGCACCGTTCGTTGGAGTGGCTTGGGAGCGTGTATGGAGGCCAATCAAGACGCGGGCTTCGAGGCGCGTATCGCAGCTTACGAGCAGGCCGCCTCGACGGGACAAACGCTCGATCGGCCGAATGATGCCACATTGCAATGATTCCGCGGTCGCGTACACGCGTGCTCAAGGAAGTGCGATGGCTTGCCCGCCTAGAAGCGGCCCGCCAAGGGCATGTCGGTAGTACGACCGCGGTCTTTAAGGGTCGGTCAAAGACTGATGTTGATGCGCAAATAGCGCAGGCTAAACGTGAGCGCCGGATTGGTGAGTTAACCGACATCGCTGCTATTGTTGATCCCTATGAGCCCATTGATCCCACATTGTTGCGACTAGCAGCGGGTAAGTCCATTGTCATGGGGTTCCCGGATGATCCAGGGAATCCATTGAATTTTCACCCAGCTCATCGCAGAGATGCATCTTTTCAGGCGCCGCCATTGCTGACCCCAGTGACTGAGGGCCGGGTGACGTATTTCTATTTCACACCTCAATGGTTTCAGGTCGCAGCCTGGCGCTTTCTCACCAATGGTGGACGAAGAGCCTGCATCTGCTGGCATCGGAGGGCGGGTAAAGACGAACTCGCCATGGCGTTTTTGGCCCGCACGATGCTGCTCGAGCCGGGCTCGTACTGGATTTGCTACCCCACCATTAGCCAAGCGAAGAACGTCCTATGGTCGATGCGTGTCGGGGCTGAGAGCCGCGTTGGTCGCATTTTCCCCGAGGGCTTCCGCCGGCGGACTCGAGAGTCCGACATGTTTCTCGAGCTGCGTAATGGCAGACAGGCTGCAATTTGTCGGTAGTGACAACTACGATGATTTGCGCGGCGCGTCGGTCAATGGAATTGTTTTCGATGAATTTGCAAACGGACAGCCCGAGGCGTGGGCGACCCTGCGTCCAATGATTGATCAAAATCAGGGCATCGTCATTTTTATCAGCACGCCACGGGGCAAGAACCACTTTTACGACATCTTCGAGACCGCGAAACGTTCGCCCGGGTGGTTTGCCGAGCAGCGGGGCGTTAACGAAACCGACATTTTCAACAACGAACAACTGGCAGAGACGCTCGACGAGCTCACCAAGGTCTATGGTAAGGCGCAGGGTGAAGCATTCTTCGATGCTGAATATGGTGCATCATTTACCGCCGCGGTGCCAGGCGCGTTCTACAGTGGGGAGCTTAAGCACCTCGAAGCCGAGGGCCGGATCAAGTCACTACCGATCGAGAAAGATGTCCCGGTGGATACGGCTTGGGATCTAGGGCGTACCGACTCCACGGCAATTTGGTTCATTCAGCAGATCGGTCGGGAATATCATTTGGTGGATTACTACGAGACTTCCGGAGTTGCCGCGCACCACTATGTCGATATCCTGCACGAAAAGAGGCTGTTGCGTAAGTGGAAATACGGGATCCATTATTTCCCGCACGATATCAAACAAAAAGAGTGGCTATCGGAGAAATCTCGGATTGAAAGTCTGATTGGGCTTGGTATCGAGCCGATCGTTGTGCCCGACCATCGGGTCATGGACGGCATTAATGCGGTGCGGCGGATGCTTGACCGCAGCTTTATCGATCCAGATCGTTGTTCCCGCGGGCTTGAGGCCTTGCGCAATTATGTCCGTGAATGGTCGGTGGACCTGCGTGACTGGAGAGCTTCGCCTAAACACGATTGGGCCTCTCACGCTGCAGACTCCCTGCGCATATTCGCCATGGGCCACGTTGAGCCAGATTTTAAGTTGAGAGGCCGTCGTAGATGGGCCGGGCCTGTGACTTCCGGAAGTCATTGGTCGGCCTGAGATGAACATGGATCGTTCATGTGATTGGGTGCATGTTGCAGGCAGTGCCAGCCCGCTCGAATTTCACAGGTGCGGTGTATGTCACCGGCCTGTTGTTGCGTGCTAAAGCATGTTCCGGTCAGTTTGACGCACTAAGAGGACCGGTTATGGCGCTTTCCAGCGGTATCTCCGCCGGAGCAAGGATAGGCGGACAGGTTCTGGAGCGAGGTTCCGCTACCGGAAACAGCGGCGGGCAAGGTCTTCCCTTCCACGCGCTGCTTGAGCCGTAACGCTCTGCCGTCTCGGTACCCGAGGCGCCAAGCGCTTGTCCTTTCGTCGTCGGTGGACACGAAGGCTTCGCCGTTGAGAGCTGCTCGATAGCCACGTCTCCAGTTCGCAACGTCCACTTTGCTGGGTCGAGGTGTTGTTCGCCTTCGCCGTTCCCCCTCGTTCCCCCGCGAACACCGAACGTTGGGGAAGCTAATGGCTCAAAGCTCCCTTGGGTCAAGTAAAAAGACCCCACATTCACCAGTATATTTTGCACCGCAACATGGATTTTTGGGCTTGATTATAGAAACCATACGAACATATGGTTTCTATAATCTCAAGGAGCATAGGGTCATGGAAGGTCGTTTTGTTGCGTACTACCGAACGTCAACCAAACGGCAAGACCTCGGCATCGAAGCCCAGAAGACCGCCGTTGCCACGTATCTCAATGGTGGCGGCTGGAATCTCATCGGCGAGTTCGAGGAGAAAGAAAGCGGAAAGCGCCACGAGAACCGCGAGGCCCTCGCCCAGGCCCTAGCGCTCTGCAAGAAGCGGAAAGCGACGTTGGTCATCGCAAAACTCGATCGGCTCGCTCGCAACGTCCATTTCATCAGCGGGTTGATGGAGAGTAAGGTTAACTTCGTCGCCTGTGACAACCCGACCGCCAACAGGCTGACGGTTCATATCCTGGCAGCTGTGGCTGAGCATGAAGCTCGAGCGATCTCCGAGCGCACATCGTCCGCCTTGCAAGAGCTGAAGACCAGAGGAACGCCGTGGGTGAGCAAGAAGTCGGGCCGCACAGTCGAGCGCCTGGGCTCGCCAGTCCCATCCAAGGGCTCGGCTAGGGGCGTGGAAGCCCTCAAGAACAAGGCCGACGAATTCGCCGACAAGATGCTGCCCGTGGTCGACGCGATCCGGGCCCGCGGGTTGACGACGTTGCAGCAGGTCGCCGACGAGCTAACCCGGCAGAGGTGGAAGACGTCACGTGGTGCTGATGAGTGGACGCCAACCGCAGTCCGCAACCTGCTGCTGCGCCGACCAATGAAGGGACCGGCGTAATGAAAACGCATCATGGCGCCACGCCTGACCTGACATGGTAGGCCGTAATCGATCGCGAAAACGCACCAGCGTCCGACGCACGCGCTGCGCGCCACCATCAGCCTTGCCCGCCTCCGGCACGACCAAGGCAACGGGCCCCGAAGGGGCCCTTATCGGCCCCCAAGAACGCCCCAGAATTGACCGCTGATGCGTCGAGCTCGAGGCCGCCAGGGGGGGACTTCCTACCCTTTAGCAAGGATTTTTTTGGCTTTCCAATGAGGGGTTAAATTGGGTGCCGTTGCGAAGCATCGCGCAGGCGACATTGAG